AATACTCAATGACGGGTCAGGAAAAGATTGATGCACTTATAGCTTCCATCAGTGATATACAAGATCGTATAACTGAATCTGCTGTTATGACTGTTGGTGCTGTAGGTTATGCTGCTATCGGTGGTGTTATTAATGATGATACATTTGACGATGGGCTTATTACATCATCTGAGTTGAATGCTTACTTAGACGCTAAAGAGCTTGTACTGAACCATGACTACGCTATAGCTGAGACAGCTGAGCAGATGTTTATGCAAGAACATGCGGCTAACATGAATAGCTTAGACACAGCAGTAGATAACTTAGCGGCGGCAACAGCTATAGTTATGACAGCAGTTGAAGTAACCAGTGTAGCGGCTGAGGCAGATACTAAACCTGAGCAAGTTGAGTTACAGGGTATGTTAGAAACAGATGCGTATAGCCTTGACACAGCAGAAGTTAACGAGTATAATGAGGCTGTAGCGGCTGTAGAATCCTTTGCTCAACAGGCTGGTGCTTATATGGCAGCTGCAAACAATGATGATCTAACAGCTACTGTAGATAGTTATGCAGCAGCTAACAACTTTATGGTAGGTAGCTATACAGCTATTACATATACTCAGAATATAGATGAGTTTGTAATTACTTGGGGTGACTCCAGCTTTGGTACAGGTTTCCAAGGATACTTAACACCAGATATGAAAACAGCTTCTGAGATATATGCTGCAGGTGAATACATAAATGAATATGGAGCAATGCCAACACAATGAGTTTTAGCATAGGTGGTTACAATATTAAAGGATGGATGATGGCAGTAGCTGTCCCTGTCCTTTCAACTATATCAGGTGGTATATACTTTGGTTATGATACACTTAACCGTTTCTATGGTGTAGAAGCTGGTGTAGGAGAATCATTAGACCGTATAGGTACACTAGATGATAAGACAGGTGCTATGGATAAACGCATAACATCTGTAGAGACTGTAGCCCAGCGCAACCTTACTGAAGTAGATAATGACTTAAGCAGTGAGATTATAACGTTAGACTCTTTAATCCTAACTAATGTACAAGAACTAGAAGGTAAACTCATAGTTCGTATACAAACATTAGAACAAGCTATAGCTGATAATGATGTGAGAGGTTTAAACCAGAAGCTTGCTCAGTTAACGACTAACATGCAGCAGATACTTGAACAGCAGAAGCTACTACTAGACTTACGCAGTCAAGTAGATAAAGCTACAACTATAACAGATGGACTAGGTAATACTCTAGATACACTACAAACTGAAGTAGATGATATTTGGAAGGCCTATGACGAATTAGCGGATAACCCTTTATAATGGCTATTGAATACAGAGGCGAGAAGTTTGAAGGTTATAACAAACCCAAACGTACACCTAAACACCCTACTAAATCTCACGTAGTATTAGCTAAAGAAGGCGATACTATTAAGATGATTCGCTTTGGTGAGCAGGGTGCGTCTACAGCAGGTAAACCTAAGGCTGGGGAATCTGATAGGATGAAGAAGAAACGTGCAAGTTTCAAGGCTAGACATGCTAAGAATATTAAGAAAGGTAAGCTATCAGCGGCTTACTGGGCAAACAAGGTGAAATGGTAATGGCAGCACCCAGACCTACGAACACGAAATTGTATAACCAGAAGAAAGCTCTGGCTAAGAAAAAGTTTAAAGTATGGCCCAGCGCTTATGCATCTGCTTGGCTTACTAAGGAGTATAAAAAAGCTGGGGGTAAATATAGTGGCACAACGAAAAACAAGGTCACGTAGTCAACACGTTCTTGTAGGGCGTAGAGGTTTTTCTAAAGGTGGTTTAGGTAAATGGTTTGGAGAGGAATGGACAGATGTTAAAACAGGTAAAAAATGTGGTAGGTCGGGTACTTCAGAAAGTGGTAGACCTTATCCTGCGTGTCGTCCCAAAAAAGTGGCGAGCAAAATAAGTAAGAAGGAAGCGGCTAAGAAGACAGGACCTGCTAAGGTTAAGTGGTCTACTACTGCTTCTGGTAGAAAAAGGACAACGTAATGGCAAAAGGTGTTCCACACTATTTCAGAGATGGTACTGAACATAAGGGCGGTATGCATAAGATGCCTAATGGTGATATGCATTCTGGCAAAACACATGGTAAGAATAGTAAGAAACTGTTTCACCTAAATGAGTTGAGTGCAACAGCAAAGAAAAAAGCAAAGAAAAGGATTGTATAATGGGTTCTGGAATTAATACGCCACCTAAAAGTTTTAAAGCTTTAAGTAGGAAAAAATTAGTATCTTTAGTTCGTGATGACATGGGTTATTCTGATGATGATTTCGATTTTAAAAATATAACAAAAGGTGAGTTGTTAGAAATCGTAGACAACCATTTTGGCGGTGACTATAACAAGGGTGGTATGACTAAAATGAATAAAGGTATGAAAGCTCTTAAGAAAAAAGCACCAGCTGTAGCTAAGAAGATGGGTTACAGCTATGGTGGATCAGTTAAGAAGCCCATGAAAATGAATAGAGGCGGTATGTGCGGTGCATCTAATCCAGCGTCTAGACCTATGAAGAGTAAGTAGATGAAGGTTTATGAAAAATATAAATCTGCTCTAGCTAAGCATGGCTACACAGTAGATGTAGATGGTTGTGTATGGGATGAGCGTGGTAACCAAGCTGCTATGGAAGATAGATTTGGCAATGCTTTTTGTAATGATCCAAACGTAACAGATATTTGTAGAGTTGCTGAGGTGTCTAAGCCTAAGAAAAAGGCTAAAGCTCCTGAGGGTAAGAAACGTGCTCGTACAGCTAAAGGTCACTACGTTAAGGATGATCCTAATACGCCAGAGAATGAAGCGTGGATTGATGAGTAATGAGCTTATTTAATCAGGGCAAATCCTCACGTATGCGTTCTGTATACGGTCACAATACTGGTACAAGCATAGAAGATGTATATGTTTGTCCAGCTAACTGTGTTTCTGAAGTAACTTTTATCCATGTAGTTAATGGTCAAAGTAGTGGAACTAACACAGTTGATATAACTTGGTACGTAGCCGCTGATAACTATACCTCAAAGTTTTTAAACGATAAGAGTATTTCTCACGATGAATCCGTTACTCATAGCAATATAGATCTAGTACTTCAAGCAGGGGATAAAATACAGGTAACCCCTTCTAGTGCTGGTCACATTGATACTATTGTTACAGTAACTGAAACCTTTATACCTGTAGGTTAACGGGTATGCATAAACAGAGGTACTAAGTTACCACTAAATAAGTATAACTATCTCCGCACACAAACAAAGGAGATAGTGATGCTAAACTTTTTACAACGTGGCTTTAGGGCTGTACAAAGAACACAACAAGCAAGAGCAGATCTTTGGTTACTTAACAATATGAGTGACAGAGACTTACACGACATAGGCATTAGCCGTGGAGAGATAAGAGAGCATATATATGGCGAGAAATCTAACCGAAAAACAAAACAAGTTTCTTGAAGTATTATTCGATGAAGCTAACGGTGATGCTGTTGCAGCTAAAAGGTTGGCAGGTTACGGGGACAACAGCAGCACTACAGCTATTGTTGAATCCCTAAAGGATGAGATAGGCGAGAAGACTCGTACCTATTTTGCTCGTACTGCCCCTAAAGCTGCAGTTGCTATGGTAGGAGCTCTTTCTGATCCTACTGAGCTAGGCATAAAAGAAAAAATGGTTGCAGCAAAAGACTTGCTAGACCGCGCTGGACTTGGTAAAGTAGATAAAGTAGATGTCACATCAAGTGGTGGCATCTTCTATCTACCACCAAAAGAAGGCACAAACGAATAAGTATTCCAACAAGAGACCTAGGATTCTGGCAATTACCAAAACCATCCAAGGGCAACGAAAAAGAATGGCACACAATAGTACGTGTAACCTCAAAGATACCATGGGGGTATGTCCTAGCTCCAGACAATGATAGGCTTCTGATACCTGTCCGTCTGGAGCTTGAAGCATTAGAGCTTGCAAAGAGACACCTCAAGCAGTATAGTTATCGTGCAGTAGCACAGTGGCTGAGCAAAGAAACTGGTCGTTACATATCACATATGGGACTAAAGAAGAGAATCGAAGTTGAGCAAAGACGTAGAAAAGCATCTGCTATTAAACGCAAGCTTGCCAAGTGGCTCGAAGAAACCCTTGAGGAAATCGAAAAACTTGAAACCCAAGGTGTTGGAGCCTACGCAGACTCAGGTACAGGTAGCTGAACAAGTAGTTACTCCTAGAGAGACTGTTCCAGCACAGGCGGTTGCTCCTGCATATGATGAGGAGTTAGCACAAGATATAGTGTTCAAGCCTAACCCTGGCCCCCAGACTTCGTTTCTGAGTTCGTCAGAGAGAGAAGTACTATATGGAGGAGCAGCTGGTGGAGGTAAAAGTTATGCCATGCTTGCAGACCCTCTACACGGACTAAACGATCCTAACTTCTCAGGATTGCTTGTACGTCATACTACGGAAGAACTTAGGGAGTTAATACAGAAGAGTCAAGAGTTATATCCACGTGCTATACCTGGTATCAAATGGTCTGAGCGTAAATCACAGTGGACTTCACCTAAGGGTGGTAGACTCTGGATGTCTTACTTGGATAAAGACACAGACGTTACAAGATACCAAGGACAGGCTTTTAACTGGATAGGCTTTGACGAACTTACACAATGGTCTAGTCCTTACGCTTGGGATTATATGAGATCACGTTTACGTAGTTCAGCCCAGCACTTAGGTTTGTACATGAGGGCTACTACCAACCCAGGTGGCAGTGGTCATCAGTGGGTTAAGAAAATGTTTATTGATCCTGCGCCATCTAACGAGCCGTTCTGGGCTACTAATGTTGAAACAGGAGATACTATTACATACCCTGAGGGACACAGTAAGTCAGGGCAACCTTTGTTCAAACGTAGGTTTATACCTGCATCCTTATTTGACAACCCATATCTTGCTGAGGCAGGTGACTATGAAGCAATGCTATTGTCACTACCAGAGCATCAAAGAAAACAACTCTTAGAAGGCAACTGGGATATTAACGATGGAGCCGCTTTCCCAGAGTTTGACAGAACCAAACATGTCATTGACGCTTTTGAAGTTCCCGAAAGCTGGGCTAAGTTTAGAGCTTGTGACTACGGCTACGGATCTTATACAGGAGTTATCTGGTTTGCTGTTGCACCAGACGAGCAACTCATTGTTTATAGAGAGTTATATTGTTCTAAGGTTACAGCTACAGATCTAGCTGATATGATTTTAGACTTAGAGAAACAAGATGGTGGTATGAGATACGGGGTGCTAGACTCTTCTTTGTGGCACAACCGTGGCGACACGGGACCATCACTAGCTGAGCAAATGATTATGAAGGGTTGTCGTTGGCGACCATCTGATCGCTCTAGGGGTTCGCGTGTCGCAGGTAAAAACGAAATACATAGGCGGTTACAGGTTGATGAGTTTACTGAGAAGCCTAGATTAGTATTTATGAACAACTGCACAAACACTATAGCGCAGATACCAAGTATTCCTTTGGATAAAAGAAATCCAGAAGATGTAGACACTCACGCAGAGGATCACTTATACGATGCTTTACGTTATGGTGTTATGACACGTCCACGCAGCAGCATTTGGGATTTCAACCCAGCAACACAACGCACAGGCTTTCAAGCTAGTGATACAACATTCGGGTATTAATAAATGGCAGAACAAGAAGAAATGTTTGAAACAGATGAAGTCGTAGCTGCAGAAGACAGTACGGATAGTATCTTTGAACAAAAGGATAGTGTAGTAGCTTTTGTACAGGAGCGATACAAACGAGCAGAGGATGCACGTTATGCTGATGAACAACGCTGGTTAAAAGCTTACCGAAACTATAGGGGCTTATACGGCAAGGATGTACAGTTTACCGACACTGAGAAGTCACGTGTATTTGTTAAGGTTACTAAGACTAAGACACTTGCTGCATATGGTCAGATTGTAGATGTACTATTTGGTAACAACAAGTTCCCACTATCTGTTAACCCTTCTGTATTACCTGATGGTGTAGCAGAAGCAGTACACGTTAATATAGATCCTAAAGCTCAAGCTGCAGGTGATGCACTTAAACCTGTTACTGAAGATAAACCTTCTAGTTCTTATCTTATCAATGGTGATACTTCTCTAAAACCTGGCGAGACCCTTATGGACTTACAGGCACGTATGGCTGGTTTGAGTGGTAAGTTAGAGTCTGTATCTGATAAGATTATTGAGGGTGATGGCACTACACCATCTACTGTATCGTTCCACCCAGCTATGATTGCAGCTAAGAAGATGGAAAAGAAAATCCATGACCAGCTACAAGAATCAGGTGCATCTACACACCTACGCTCTATGGCGTTTGAGATGGCACTACTAGGCACAGGTGTTATGAAGGGTCCTTTCGCAGTAGATAAAGAATATCCTAACTGGAATGATGAAGGTGATTATGATCCATTAGTTAAAACAGTACCTGAGTGTAGCCACGTTTCTTCTTGGGACTTCTACCCAGACCCAGAAGCTAAGTCTATGAATGATGCAGAGTATACTGTTGAACGTCATAAGATGTCACGTACGCAATTACGTTCTTTAAGAAGCCGTCCCTACTTCATGTCTGACTCAGTTCAGATGGCTGTAGACAAAGGACCTGACTACATACAGAAATACTGGGAAATGACTATGGAGGATGATGATACACAACCATCTTCTGAGCGTTGGGAAGTATTAGAGTTCTGGGGTTACGTAGACATTGAACTACTTGAAGAGCATGGTGTTAAGATACCCAGCGAACTAAAAGATTTAGATGAGGTTAACTGTAACGTTTGGGTGTGTAACGGTGAAGTACTACGCTTTGTACTAAACCCATTCAAACCTACACGTATTCCTTACTATGCTGTTCCTTACGAGCATAACCCTTACAGCTTCTTTGGTGTAGGTATTGCTGAGAACATGGATGATACACAAACATTGATGAATGGCTTTATGCGTATGGCTATTGACAATGCTGCACTATCTGGTAATCTTATCATAGAAGTAGATGAGACCAACTTAACGCCTGGACAAGACTTATCTGTATATCCTGGCAAGGTCTTCCGCAGGGCTGGGGGTGCACCAGGACAAGCCATCTTTGGTACTAAGTTCCCAAATGTTGCTCAAGAGAATATGCAACTGTTTGATAAGGCAAGAGTACTAGCAGATGAGAGTACTGGCTTCCCTAGCTTTGCTCATGGTCAAACAGGAGTATCAGGCGTTGGGCGTACAGCCTCAGGTATTAGTATGCTTATGTCAGCTGCTAACGGTTCTATTCGTACAGTAGTTAAAAACGTGGATGACTATTTACTTCGCCCACTAGGTAAAGCATTCTTCTCTTTCAACATGCAGTTTGACTTTGATGAACAAATACGTGGTGACTTAGAAGTACATGCATCTGGTACGGAAAGCTTAATGGCTAACGAAGTAAGATCCCAGCGCTTAATGCAATTCTTACAAGTAGCACAGAACCCAGTACTAGCTCCTTTTGCTAAGATGGATTATATTATACGTGAGATTGCTAAGTCTATGGATCTTGATCCTGACAAGGTTACTAACTCTATGGCAGACGCTGCTATTCAAGCTGAGATCCTCAAAGGCTTTCAGCAACCAGCACAGCCTCCAGAAGCACCTGAGGGTGTACCAACACCTGAGGGAGGCCAACAAGCGCCACAGACCCCTCAGGGAGGCGTACAGGACACATCAGGTGGTGGCGGTGGACAAATAGGTATGGGTACAGCACCAGTACCAGGAGAGCAAGGATTCAGCGGTAATGTCTCTTAAGAGTTTTGTAAATAATCAAATATCATGGGAATCGTTCCTCTCTGAGTTAGAGGAGCGTATTTCTACACAACATCGTAGTATGGAAACTGTTACAGATACTGCCGAACTATACAGGCATCAAGGTGCTATACGTGCTCTACGTCAACTTCAATACTTGAGGGAAAAAGTTAATGGATAAACAAACAAAAATGGCTTTCGCATTGGGCGGTAGCGTAGACTTAGATACAGTACCAGACAACACTAAAGGTATTGACCCTGTGTCAGGAAATGAAGTTCCGATAGGTTCTACTGCAAAAGAAGTTCGTGACGATATACCAGCACAATTAAGTGAGGGTGAATATGTCGTACCTTCTGACGTAGTACGTTTCTATGGTGTTAGGTTCTTTGAGAACTTACGAGCTAAGGCTAAGTTTGGGTATCGAGATATGGCTGATAACGGACGCATTGGTGGTGAACCAGTAGATGAACCTGATATGGATATGATGTTTGATATATCTGAACTAGAAGTAGAAGATGATGGTGAACCTATAGCAATGGCTGATGGTGGTTACGCTCTCTCACCTGGTGATGAGGGTTATGCTACTATGGGTGCGCTGGGCTTAGGTAGTGAAGGTATTAGTGCAGGGTATGAAGTAGCAGGTAGTGCACCTACTGTAGAAGTACGTACGTATGTTAATGAGGCTGGACATACTATCTATATTACATTTATTGATGGTAACCCTCAAACGTCTATACCTCCAGGATATACACTGCAAGAAGAGACTACTGCAGATACTACAACTACTGCGGCTACTACCGCACAACCAGAACCACAAGTTGTAACTCCTAGTGGACGTGACAGACGTTCTCAACCAATGCCAGCACCTAAGGCTATTAATTATAAAGAACTTACTACCGAAGAAATTGCTAAGATGTTAGAAGATCAAACGTCTGCTAAGTCTACTGCTATATCTATAGGTGCAGGTGCTATTAATCCTGTGTTAGGTCTTTTTGTTAAGGGTGCTATGATGGATAGCGCTAGAAGATTAGAGAATGAGATAGAACGAAGGATTGCATCAGAAGAGTATGCAGGAGACAAACAAGTTCTAGAAGACATGTTAAAAGCATCTAAAGAAGGCAAGCCAGGTTTGATCCAGAAAATATTTGGTGCAGTAAAAGATGCATTTGTACCAGAAACACAAGAAGAAGCAGAAGCACTAGAGATAGCTATGCAGATGGATACTGGTGATGTAACACAGTTTGAAGGCGATATAAATCTAGATGTAGACCCTATCATTAAAACTCAATCAAATATACCAACAGAAGCAGAGATAATAGCTCCTACAACAGGTAAGGTATCTACTTATGTAGACCCTGTAACTAGAGAACAAACAAAGTTTGAGTCATATGGTCAGGTCACTAGGAATGGTGTATATGCTGGTGATGGCTTTGAATGGTATGAGATGAAAGATGAAGATGGCAAACCTATAAAAAGTAGTGATGGTGCACCTGTCTTAGGTAGAAGATATACAAAAGAAGGTGAAGACAATGGCTTAGGTCAAGACACTATAGTAGCAACTGAACTTGGTTATGGAGATCCATCAGACAGAGAAGTATTTGTAAAGATAGCTGATATATCTCTGGAAGAAGGTAGTGAGTTTGCATCTAAACCTGGATCAGCAAATGATGGAGATTTCTTAGAGTTCTTAAGAACAGGAAGCTTTGGCGCTAGTGAATCTTATGCAGAGCAAGAGGGTAAAGACTTTACTCCAACGCTTACATACGGAGATGCTTTAGCGAAAGTCAAAGATACAAAACCTTATGTACCAGAGACAGTAGATGCAGGATCTTCGTCTACTTATGTACCTATAAGCCCTGAGTTAGAGACTCAGATGAGTGATGCTGTTGATAGTGCAGCTTTATCCTTCCAAGAACAGATGGAAGTTAATCGTAAGCGTATAGCAGAGATTGAAGCTAACGAAAAGAAAAGAGCAGAAGAACAAGCGGAGGCTGATAGACAAGCTCAGGCGGCTGCAATAGCGGCTGAACAAAAACGTGATAGTGAACGTACTGTAGTTACACCATCTCAAGCCGCTTCTGTAAGTGATGTTACTATAACAAATCGTAGAGATAGTAGTGGAAGATCAGCAGGACAAACAGGTTATACAAGCGCTCTGAGAGAACGTAAAAGTAACCAGCAACAAGCACAAAAAGCAGCTAGTAGTTTTACGTCTAGTAGGCTTAAAAGCTATAGCTCAGGAAGAAGACCTAGCGGTGGATTTGATAAAGGTGGATTAGTAAAGAAGCCTAATAAATCAAAGAAAAAATAAATATCTATAAGGTATCAAAATAACAATAAGGCTACCCAGCTTAGGCTGGCCCCATCATAAGGAGTACAAAATGATACAAGAGCCACAAGAAACTAAGCCGATTCAAACTACATCGGCTTCACATCAAAGAAACGATGCACGTGTTAAGCGTGATCAAGAAGAACTAGAGGCACTGCTAAAGCAAGCACGTGGCGAGACAGATGAAACAGAAGAAGCTGTTGAGGCGAAACCCAGTAGCGAAGATCCTGTCGAACCCAAGGTTCAGACAGAGAGTAGTACCAAACAAGAAGAAGAACCCCAAGGTGAAGCACAAGAAGATGATGCTGAGTTAAGTGGTGAAGAGAAGAACTTCAAGAAACGGTATGGTGATCTACGCCGACACATGCAGGACAAAGAGAAAGACTTTACTGCTAAGCTTGAGAAGCTAGAGAAACAACTAGATCTCGCAACAAAGAATGAGCTTGTACTTCCTAAGTCAGAAGAAGAGATTGAAGCATGGGCTAAGAAATTCCCAGATGTTGCAGGTATTGTAGAAGCTATTGCAGCAAAAGAAGCAGATAAGAAGTCTTCTACTTTGGATGCACGTCTTGCTGAGATAGAAGAGTTACGCTCTAGTGCTAAGCGAGAGAAGGCTGAAGCTGAGTTAATACATATGCATCCTGATTTTGTATCTATCAGAGAAGACGATGCTTTTCATACATGGGCAGACAATCAACCTAAGTGGGTACAAGATGCTCTCTATGAGAATGTAGATGATGCTAAGTCTGTATCCCGTGTTATTGACTTGTATAAGTCTGACAATGGTATTGTTACAAAGAAAGCTAATGCATCTGATAAGGGCGCAGCTAGTTCTGTAAAGAGTAAACGCTCAGCTGCACCAGAGTCAGACGACAGCTCAACTTACTTACGTGAGTCACAAATTGCTAAGATGAGCATCAAAGAATATGAGAAGCGTCAAGAAGAAATAATGGACGCTCAACGTAACGGTAAATTTATTTACGATTTATCAAAGAAATAGTTGACATCTGTTTAAAGATGAATACAACTAGGGGTATGTACAGTGTTAGATATTAACTACCTGTACATGCTTTTAACTAAGCTCTAGCCACAAAAAAGAACTACCTCAGACTAAAGGCCCAGCGCTCAAAGGATGGCGATCCCTAAAGCAAAGCTGACTACCCTATTAAGAAGAGCCTCTTTAGTTGGTATGAAGCGTAAAATGTCACGCCATATCTATAAGGAGAATTAACTATGGCTATTACTTCCGCAAGTGGTGGATTTAACGGAAACTTTTCCCCGATTATCTACTCAAAACAAGCACAGATTGCACTTCGACGTGCAGCTGTTTGTAACGCAATCACTAATAACTCTTACTTTGGTGAGATTGCAAACCAAGGCGATGTTGTTCGCATTCAAAAAGAACCAGATGTAACTGTAAACGCTCTTGAGCGTCACACAGCTATCTCTGTTGAAAAGTTGAATGATGAAGACTTCTCTTTGACTATCGACAAAGCTAACTACTTTGCTTTCAAGATGGATGACATTGAAGATCAGTTTTCAAATGTTGACTACGTTAGCCTAGCTGCTGACCGTGCAGCATTTAAAATGGCTGACTCAATGGATGCAGACTGTTTAGCATACATGTCAGGTCACACATCTGCAGGTGCTTACATTACTGGAACATCAGGTGATGCACAGCATGACACAGCTGGAGACTTAACAGGTGAGTTTTTAACTGCTAACCATTTGGACGCAACGGACTTCGGTTCTTTGGGTTCAGCTGACTCTGCTTCAACAGCATATGCCGCTGGGGATTCAATCCCATTGGCTCCACGTCTTCCAGGCGCAACAGCGTTGTCTACAGCGACTGTTTCACCTTTGACAGTGGTTGCTCGTATGGCACGTCAAATGGATCAAGCAAATGTTGACTCAAGAGGTAGATGGCTGGTCCTAGACCCAGTATTTATCGAAATGCTCAAAGACGAAGATTCACGTATGTTGAATGCTGACTTCGGTGGAGCAGGTCTACAAAACGGCTTGGTGCTAAACAACCTACACGGCTTCCGTATTTACCAATCTAACTCACTACCTGCTAAAGGTACAGGAGCTGGAACATCTGGTGCATTAGCGCAAGACGTAAACTTTGGTGTTATCGTAGCTGGACAAGACGATGCAGTTGCATCTGCTGAGCAGATCAACAAGGTAGAGAACTACCGTGACCCAGATTCATTCGCGGACATCGTGCGCGGTATGCATTTATATGGTCGCAAGATTCTACGCCCACAAGCATTAGTCACAGCACACTACAACGCTGCGTAATAAAACTTAATATTGGGGCTGGTTTTATACTAGCCCCTTTATGTACATTTAATCTGAAAGTCGCTACTAATGCCATACACATACTTAGACATAACAAATGAAGTTATAGCACGTTTTAACGAAGTGCCTTTGTCTGTTGGTGGTTTTGCTACTGCTAGGGGTTTTCAGATTCAATGTAAGAATGCAGTTAATGATGCAATAGACTATATAAATACCAGTGAGTTTAGTTGGCCTTACAACCATGCTACACAAACAGATACATTAGTTGCTGGTACTACAAGATATACACCACCTACAACTTCTAAGCATGTTGACTATGATACATTTCGTTTGGTTAAAGATGTTAGTTTAGGTGTGTCTGGAGGCAAACTAGAGTTACTAGATTACAAAGACTATCTAAGTAGGTATATAGACCAAGAGGATACTAGTGATGTAGGTTCAGTACCTCGTTATGTATTTAGAACACCTGACAACAAGTATGGTTTATACCCATACCCTAACAAAGCATACTCATTACGTTATGAATATTATGGCTATGGAACTACATTATCAGAT